CATTGCTGTTGCGAATGTTACGTCTTCACAAGTCTTAACATACACACAGAACACAATTTATCAATACATCGAAACAATAACAACAACAGACTCCACTTCATCTGAATCAAATACAACAATGTATATCATCGATAGTAATGCATATGCAAACGTAGAACAAGGAACTGTAAGTGTGATATTGCCTAGTGGTGCAGGTGTTACAATAACAACACAAGCTTATCCACAATACATATATGATTATGAAGTGCAAACAAATGAAGCTAAAAGAAATATAAATCTAATCAATGTCAATTACGCCGGTTCATTAGAAAATCAACTATCTTCGTTATTAAAATAATATGTCTGCTGCAGGAATTCTTAATACAAGAGACTATGAACTAAAAAGTCTCACACTACTAACAGCTCTCGGTACTATTGAGCTGCGTCTTATTATGAATGAGATTTCATACCATGAAGATTTATTTGGTGGTGTGGTTTCTGGTTATGTAATGATTACTGAATCCAATTCATATGCAGAATTGTTAGGTCTAAATGGTAATGAATTTTTGGTAATGATATTCGGTAAGTATGATGATCCAAATAATATAATCACTAAGAAGTTTCGTGTATATAAGATTGACAAGAGAAAATTGGCAGCCAACATGTATACAGAGGTATACACATTGCAGTTTTGCTCAGAAGAATTGTTGATGTCTGAACAGTATAAGATTAGTAAGTCATATCCAAACCAAACAGTCCAAGAAGTTATTACAGATATCTGCACCAGTAAATATCCAGGAACACCTGGACTAGGAATAGATCCAAGTAGATTACAGATTGACCCAACTTATGGAACGTATAGTTTCATCGTACCAAATTTAAAGCCACTTGATGCTATAAATTGGTTATCAATATATGCTAGACCAGATTCACCACAATATCCTGGTTGTGATATGGTTTTCTATGAAGATAGAGATGGATTCAAGTTTAAATCTTTGCAAACATTGACCGATGGCCGTAACGTAGTAGTATATAATAAGTATCGTTATGATCCAAAGAATACTAATGAAGGTGACTTAACGGAAGAAGTTTTCAACGTAACGACATATGAGATACTTGACTCATATGACACATTAGAAGCTATAAATTCTGGTATGTTTGCAAATCAATTGATATCAGTTGACATACTAACCAGAAAGTCTATAACTACAAACTTTGATTATCGTCAGTATTGGAATAATCCTGTAACGGGTGGCCTGAATGATTATCCGCTAACAAACAATTTCAAAAACAGAGCAGGTCAAAAGTTAAATGAGACAAGTCAAGCAAAATTGAAACTGGTATTCTCTAACTTTGATGATGCTAACAATGCAGTTGTTCAGTCTCATCCAGGTTCAGTTGCACAAAACATTTATGCAGAGACCTACATACCATACAGAACAGCACAATTAGCATTGGCTAATTATACGAGAGTAAAGATATCTGTTCCAGGTGACCCTTTGTTGACTGTTGGCAAAGTCATTCAATTTGATTTGTTATCTAAAAATCCAGCAATCAAAGAACCAGATTTGTACTATTCTGGTAACTATTTGGTGACAGGAGTTAGACACATGATTACACAAAATGATTTTAAAACTGTTTTAGAAATAGCAAAAGAAAGTTTGCCAAATCAGTTGCCAGACATACAAGATGATTCTACAAGTTGGACTAGCGTGGTGAATGGATGAAGACAGTAAATAATTTTGCAGGTCTTAATGGGTTCTGTTGGTGGGTCGGTGTCGTTGAGAATAGAGCCGATCCATTAGCACTAGGCCGATGCCAATGCCGTATTTTTGGTTGGCATACAGAAGATACAACTATGATTCCCACCAAAGATTTGCCTTGGTGTCACCCAATGAACTCAATAAATACGGCCAAACAGTTTCAACCACTAGAAATAGGAGATTGGGTGGTAGGTTTTTTTATGGACGGAGAGAGCGGGCAGTTTCCTATAATGATGGGTTATTTACCAGGTTTTGCAGCTGCAAATACTTCCACATCTAGTCCTGTAACAACAACATCGGCATCAACGGGAGGTTAATATGGCAACAGCAACAGACGCATTTGCTGGTGGCATAACAAATGCCACAAACACTTTAACAAATGCGGTAACAAATGCGGTAACAAATGCGGTAACAAATGCACAGAACAATGCAGCGGCATTGACATCTACATCCTTTGTTAATTTAGCACCTACTGAAATTTTAACAGGCGGCGCAGTACTTGAAATCAAATCACCAAATCTACCAAATGGTGGTTATTTTTATACCGCTGGTTCACAAACACTTCCAGGATTATCAAGGGGTTCATTAAAGAATTCATCGTTACTGAATAACAACAATGACTTGTCACACGTTTGTGATTTCAAGTTTGACTTTTCTCTTGGTATTAGTATATCTGGATTAAGCAATCCATTCACACAAATAGCAAATGCTATTAAGAATGGTAAAATGGCAGGTGCCAATGCAGTTCGAGCTGCCGTTAATCAACTACAACAGGCATTTCGTGAAGGTTTAAAAGCATTATTAGCAGCACTAAATTTTGATCCTACAGGTCAAATTTCTTTGACAATTTCTGTTGGTAAATCTCTCATTAGGCAGTTGAATGCGATTACTGCTCAGATTGCTCAGATTGCCTATGATATTGCTTTGGTTCAAAGTATTGTTACAAACTTACAACAAATTGTGACATGGATTCAAAGTTTGCCTGGTCAAATCCAAAAACTTTTACAACAATGTTTGACAAATTTTCAAACATCTTTGACTAATACAACTAACACAGTAAAAAATGCTACAAACATCAATAACATAGTCAATGGTATTGGCCAACAAGCAAATCAGGCAGCTACAGCTGAATCCGCTAATACAAGTGCTTCTATGATGGCTATTATTAATGGTACGGCTGGAACTGCCGCAGTCACCAGTCTTATAAATTCAACAGTCGCAGCTGCGCCACCATCTTCTGGTGCAACACAAAAAACAGCATCTAGCCCCTAAGGACATTGAATGGCAACACAACCGAGTTTCTTTACAGCATGGACAGAGCCTGAATCAGCGGCTAATGGTACATATCAACCTGTATTTCCTTACAATAACGCAACACAAACAGCAAGTGGACATTCATTTGAATTGGATGACACTCCCACGAGAGAGCGTGTAAGACTGCAACACCGCTCAGGCACATTTATTGAGATGCATCCTAATGGTGATGAGGTGCATAAGGTGTATGGTGATGGATATGAAATCACAATCAAAAACAAGAATATGTTGATTCAAGGGCGCCTTAAAATTGAAGTACAAGGTGATTGTGAGATACACGTTAAAGGCGACCTAATAGAACAAATTGACGGCAACGTAGAACAACACATCAAAGGCAACTTCTCGCAGGTTGTAGAAGGTGTTAGTAGTATGACTTCCCAAGGCGACATGATTATCAATGCAGCTGGTGGCCTGACAGGTGGTTTGAAACTCAATACACCAGATTACATGCATCTTGGTGGAGACCTAACAGTAGATGGTGAGATTACTGCTGGTAAAATAACATCTTTAGGTCGTGTTGATGCTGTCGGTGGTATAAGTGCAGGTGCAAATGGTTTTGTTACTGTTCTAGGTGGTGTTTCTGCTGGTCTGCCTATTGCTGTACCTGGAACAATTAGCGCAGCTGCAGAAATGGATGCACCATTAGGAACATTTGGTATTATGAGTGCTATATGGGCATATGACACAGTAAACGTTAGCCTACATAATGCACACATACACGTTTCACCAAAAGGTCCAACTGGACCTCCTGTACCAACTGAAGTAGGAATTTAATATTATGAGCATTTATGCAAGATTAGGCTTTAATTCTAGTGATCCGGCAACTAACGCATTGTCTATGCCGTATTCAAGTAATGTAATGGTTCAGATGGACCTATTGCCACCATTGATTAAACCATGGCAAGCCAATGCTATTGGTAATAGTGCAGTATCTGGATTCTTCACGAATCCAGTAGCTAATGTCACTCAATTGATTTGGAATACATCAAACACATTGATTACTTTGACATCTGGTTTGACTGCTTCACCTGCAAACAATACTGTAAATACTGCAATGGCTAACGTATACGCCACTTCAACTGTATTGTCTGCAAACTCAGCACAAACATATTTGTATATAACAAATCGACAATCTAAC